GGAAAAGGTATTGGCCGCGCCTCGTTCCGCTTTGTCCGTGTTCAGATTGGTAAAGTTGGCATCTACTTCTGCATGTGTCAGGGCACTGCCTTTGCCGGACCGGGTAACGATGGTGCTCATGAGAAGTCTCCTGTGTGAGTAGTTTAGGGTTCAAATACTTGGCGAAACGTAGCCGTAATGGTATTTACGTTGGCGTAACGCAAATCACGCGACCAACTCTCCACAACCCACTTGTAGGTTGTCGCTTCATTCAATGGAATCCAATCAAAGCTGGCATTGTCGGCAGCACGTGCATCGAAAAATGCCTCAATGGCATCAGCATCAACATTATCTCTAGCCGTCCAGGTCAGATCCCAAATGCGTGGATTTTGATTCAATCCATAAGTCAGACGCTGCTCATAGCCATCGCCAAACTGCACCTTGCGTACAACAGGCTGGCTTTTGCGTGATGCACCAAAATCAGGCGTGGTGCCGCCCGTGCTGGTGCCAACAGTGGCATCGTTGAAAGTGGCCATTACGCGAGCAAGCCTCCAGGACGTTTTTGCTTGATCAGCTCTTGCTGAACGGCAATGCCAATTACCTTGCCAAGTGCATTGGCCTGCTGACCATTGCCTTCAACGTTGGTGCCATTGGCGTCGACATTCACTGTCACGTTACCCATGCCTCCACCGCCTTTCATCGTCACTGGAATCGTGCGACCATCAGGCAGAGGCACATAGGCTTCGGGGCGGCTTCCTTCGCCATACATAGCCAGTTGCGGACCGGTTGCAATACCACCAGCCGCGTAACGCTTGAGCTTGAGCGGACCTTGCTGGGTCATAATGCCACCCATTGCAAAACTAAATCCGCCCGTAAATGCAAGCGGATTGAACGAAGTAGCGTTTGCGTTGTATTGAGAAACCCCGGACAAGGGAGCAACAGCAGAACCGGTGGGTCCACCAAAGAAGCCCAGTGAAGACATAATTGTTTTCAGCACGTATTGCTGAATAATCATTCGGGCTGTTTGATTCAAGATCTCAACTGCAAAGGCTCGATAGTTGGTCGTGCCAGTTGTCATCAGATCAAAGATCGAGTTCTCAACTCCCTTGATGCCCTGATTGGCAAGATTGGCGAATGCTTCACGGACGGTGCCGACGTTATCGGCATAGCTGACAAGGCCATCCTTGAGACCTCCCATTACATCAGCGTTGTAACGCATCGCACGGGCGTTCTCGTACACCTTCTCAGTGATGCTGCGGAACCCTTCTTCAGTAGAAGCAAACCAGTCAGACATGGCCTGAGCCGATTCACCCTTGGCAAGTTCATTTGACGCTTCTTCAAGCTGTACCAAAGCCTGAATCAGCGGACCTTCATTGAGATTGCCGCCAGCCTGAGCGGCTTCTCGCGCAAGATTGAAAACCTTGCGGGCAAGATCATCCGTTTGTTTACCAGCTTCCCTAACAGATTTGTTGTAATTGGTTTCAATCTTTTCCCAAGCCATTGCACCTAATCCCTGCAATGCTTCAACCGTCTCGTTGATTTTGAAATTGAGTTGCCGCTCCAGTTCACCGGCTTGACGGGTGAGATCATTGCGACGCTCCAGCAGGCGTTCTTGACGCTTGGCTTCCTGTTCAGCCTTCTTGTTTCCGCCACCACCACCATCAACAGTGATGCCAGGTAAACCACTGGGACGTGGTGCGGTTCCTGCTCCAGCAGAAGGAATTCTTGAACGCTCTTGCCGCAATTCACTTTGCAGTTGAGTTAGCAAGCCGCGCCGGCGGGCAGTCATTGAATCTGTCGGTCCAGCCAAATCAGCCGTGACACCTTTGATTCGTTTCTCTAGATCCGCAATTCGCTCAGGATCATAAAATTTCATGCCCATGAAACGGGCAAGTGCATTTGCGGCTCTTGTTATTGCATTAACAATGTCTGCAAATATGCTTTGAAATGCAGCGCCAATAGGCGCCAGCAAACGACCAACGCTTTCACTCAACTTCGACAGTGAAGCTTGCAAGCGATCACCAGCAGACTGCGGTCCTTGCGCAATAATTTCTGCGCTCTTGCCGTAACGCTTGAATAGTTCTTCCGCAAATTTTTGGAAGTCCTGCAGTGAAACTTTGCCGTCTTCAAGAGCTTTATCCAGCTCCTGCGGCGTCATGCCAACAGATTTGGCAAACAGGGTAAATGCGCCGGGCAAACGCTCACCAATCTGTTGACGAAGTTCTTCCGCACTGACCTTGCCCTTGCTGAAAACCTGAGCCGTAGCGCGAAGCGCGGCCTCCATGTCTTGCAGGCTGCCGCCAGTGCCGCGAATACCAGCAGCAATACCAAGAAACGCTTTTTCGGCATCACGGACATTGCCACCAGCGCCGAGAACGGAGGCGGACAGTTGCGTGAACTGCCTCGTGATCTGCTCCTGCGGAATCGCCAGCCGCTGACTGGTTGTATTGATGAAATCAAGAGCCTGTTGGTACGAAACCGAATCCTCGGTAACCAGCTTCAATGCCGTTCGCTGCCTTTCAATCGACGCGGTATAGCTGGCCAGTCCTGCAACCTGCTGCCCCATCATTCCAGCCTGGGCGCCAATCGCACCACCAGCAGCCATACCAGCAAGGCCAAACGGTGCGCCAGCCAAAGCGCCAACAGCACCAAGCGGACCGCCAAACACACCAGCAGCAGCAACCGTGCCAGCGCCCCTAGCAAGCCCCATCAGGCGACCAGCGCCACCACCGGGCTGCACCTTCTTCAGTTGCGCTTCAAGTTTCGCTGCTTCAGCGTTTGCTTGTTTGAATTCAGCAGTTCCAATCTCAACGCTATTTGCAATCTCACGCCATGCATTTGCATAGCCTTTGAGATTATTAATGCTGTTTGCAGAAGTCTGCTGAATCTTTCTCAGTTCATCAGATACTTCTTTGAAATTGACATTCGCAGCCGCAGCTTGTTGCCCAAGATTCTTGAAGCTGCCAGACAACCTCGTGAGCTGTTCACCGCCCTGTTGCTTAATCCTCAGCAGCAGCTCAGTGGTTTGGCTCATTTGCGTTTGTTGTTCAGAACGGCCAGGGCAGCCATTTCCATCACCTGCACGCCTTCGAAGATGGCAACAGGATCCTTGACTGAATACAGCTTACAGAGCCATTCCAAACTCGGGTAGATCAGTCCTGTCAATCCAGCCATGCTCGTGTGCCATTGCGTCGACATGCGGATGAACATCAACACAACCTCCCAGTTCTCCTCCCAGATCTCACAATCCTGCTGGGCAGCCTGCAGACGTGCAGCGGCGATCTGCTCCTCGCTTGCGCCAAGAGCCTTCAGGTCGGCCTCACGTTCGTCTACAACGCCGCCTTTCGCCCAGTACTCAGCGGCGTCTTTTAGTTTTTTGCCGGCGCCCCAGTGACGCTATCGGCATACGCCTGAATCAAAGCCTTCATGACGTAAGGGTCATCACACAGCTCCTTCTTGTTCTTCTCAGTGAAAGGAACTGGCTTGCCGGACTCGTCATTGATGCCATCCCAGCCTTCAAGGATCCCATCAAGCAGGGCATCATCACCCTTCTCGACAAGAGCATTGAAGGCCGAGCGACTGATCTTCTTGAAGACTGCCTCGAACGTTTGAGACTCAAAGCGATTCCCATCAACAGGAATCTCAACTTTGACTTCCCACTTGTAGGAAGCAGTCTTCTTGAGGACGAAGGCCATGAACAGAGATCAGGTGAACACCAGCGAAGCTTCGTTGTTACCAGCCGTGGTGGGCAGAGCCAGGTACGGCATGGACAGCGCGATTACGCCGTTAGTATCAGCGTAGCTGCAACCAGTGATGTCTGTCTGCGCTGCGTTGAGCGTGACGATGTTGCCAGCGGTGGCGCCCAGCACAAGGCTGGTGGAACCAGTAGCGGAGGCAACGGCCTTAGCGAAGTAGTCGGTGGTGCCAACAGCAGGAGCCTCGATCACAGCCGTACCACCAGGGGCGCGGTTGGTGATCAGCACTTCCTGAGAACTAGCGGTCTCCTTGTACAAAAGTTCGTTGTTCAGCGCCAGATCAAACGATTCAATGCGAGCCGAGGTCACACCATGGAAGGTAGCCGTGGTCATATTGGTGTCGTTGATCTCAACAGCAGCAGCTTGGTTGGCAACGGTAAACGAACCAGACAGGGCAGTGCCGTCAGGAGCGTTATAGATGCCGATGAACTGGAAGCTGGCAACAGCAAACTGACCGGCGGTGTAGTTAAAGCTCACGGTGCCGCGAGCGCCGGTAATCTTGTGGCGGGTGCCGTCGTAGAAGCAGTAGATCGTGGCAGATTCAAACGTGGTGCTTACCGGTGCATAAGTCACCGAGGTTGAAGCCACAATTGTTTGACTCAAACCACAAGCCCTCAGCAGAGGACCGAAGGCAGGAGCGGTGCCAGCAGTACCAGAACCACCCAACTCAATATCAAAAGTCACGCTGACGCGCTTGTTGGCAACCAAGGTGCCACGGGTTGGGTTACCAAGAAAACCTTGGTAGGTCATGGCTTGAACGTTGTCCGATTCAATCGGAGTCACTTCAAGGTTGGTCACCTGAACCGCGTCGGTACCACCAACAGGAACTGGATCAGTCCCGTAGGTTGACTCAATTTTCGCGATCAGAAACTTCTTCCGAGTCAGTGCCATCGGTGGTAGGAGCGGCGGGTTCTGTGATCAGTGTAAGCTTCCCAGACTTAGGGTCAAACAAATAGCTGCCGCCCACTCCGGGATTGGGAGCTTCCCTTTCAATCTTAGCCATGATGTTAGGCGCTAGTTAATGAAGTCCTGCTCGTGCGATATCGCACAAGGAAGTCTTGGCTAATGATACCCAAAGGCACATCAGCTTCATAAAGACTGAAGTCAGTACGGTCAGGTGTCAAGTCAAGTGCATAACCGTTGACGGTTTGATCAGCCATCAATTTTTGATGCACCTGCTGTGTGTAGGTATCTGAATCGTCGTCAGGGATGGCAGCGCGAACAAGGGTGGTGATCCTAACCCGCATCGTCCAGTCCAACTTGTCGTAGAAGTTGGTGTCAATTGGTTGATCGTTGACGGGTTCGACGATGACAGCAGGCACCTCACCACGCGCCAAAG